TGTAAGTACCTCTGCTTTGTAATTATCAAAAGCATCTTCCTCTTCTAACGATTCTTCAACTTCTTCACTTTCACAAAATTCTTCTTTTATTGTTGAACACAGTGCCAATCTATTATTTTCAGACTCCTCTCGAAGCACTTTATCCACTGCAATTATCTGAGGATTTACCATAAGAGCTAAAGCATTGTAACCAAGTAGTATTATACCTTCCAAAGATCTAACTCGAGAAATAGCAACGTATCCCATACCCTTTAGGAAAGATTGAGATAAATCCATTTTAGCATAATCAAGAGACATGCCTTGGCTCTTATTTATAGAAATTGACCAACCCAATATAAGAGGTACTTGCGCTATCGATGCTAACATTTCTTCTTTTATTTGTGTCCTTACTATGCCATCACTACCTGCTTCCTTGTAATGAATAATTTTAGAAAAACTCCAAATTTCTGGAGTCGCATCAATAACACGCCCACCACATGTCTCTACTACAGGATATAAATTATTTTCATAGGTTTCATCATCTTCATCATCCTCGTATTCTCCATCATTATAATCATCATCTTCAAAATAGGTAACCCCTTTAACAAATCTACTATCGAGACTTTTAAATCCAACCACAGTTCCCTGAGTTCCATTTACATAGTTCTTATTAGTACTATTTCTTATAAATAAAACAGGTGCGCCAACTTTTAATTCGAGTTTTTCTTTTGCAAGGCATTGTTTTTTTAATGTATTAATAAGATCTTTATCCCCTGAAGCCGACATTTTATATCTATAGACGGGTTCCTTTATTTTTCCAAGTTCTTCTAAATTAATTCTATCAACAGCATCATTTTTTGGATATAATTGTATGGGCTTAATAGTACTATCTATAGATGCATGTAATCTACTCCGAAGAGCCTCTAATGAAGTTGCACTAAGAGAGTTGTTTCTTAATTCATTTAAGATAGTTATAAATTTCGTGTCAAATTGGCGGTACTGCTCTTCCAGGTAACATATTTTAAAATCATTTTGACGCCAGGAATCTGACTCAAACGCATATTTCATAGGTCTTCCCGGATCAGGAATAGGAGGAAGTTGAAAAAAATCTCCAGACAATATAACCTGAATACCTCCAAAAGGAATTTCAGGCTTCTTTTTAATACCCCTACAAATCATATCTACAGCAGTAAGCAGATATGCATTCAACATAGAAACTTCATCAATTATAAGAATATGACACCCGAATATATTTTCAACTGCTATATTGTCTCTTTTTATAATATGCTCAATAACAGATTCTTCTTTATCCCCTTTTTCGAATAATTCTTTTTCTTTATATATCTTTATTCGAGCCCACGAATGAAGAGTCACCCCATTTATATGAGTAGCAGCAATACCCGTTGTCGCAGTTACTGCTATATTTTTTCCAGTTTCTTTTAACTTACTTACACATTCATTTATTACCCAGGTTTTTCCAGATCCTGCAGCACCAGTAAGAAATACATTATAACCCTTCATAATGATTTCAATAGCTTCATGTTGTTTCATTTAAAATCCATTACTTTATTTTTAGTGTATTTTTAGAGGGTTATGATGTCAATAAAATTATTATATCATTAATAATTTTAGGGTTATGATGTCAATAAAATTATTATATCATTAATAATTTTATTGACCTTGATGACTATATTGTTTATCTTAATAGATATGATTGTTTAATGCCGGTAATTTAGAAATGATTAAAAATTTTTAGTTTTTATAAAAGCAACTCAACAACTTCCAATATTATATACATAAAAAAATACCCTCTTACATAAGAGGGTATTTTCTATTTAAAGTATATGCAAATTTTATTATGCACTTAACCATGCGGGTACAGAGGCAGAACTCTTCACGCCCATAGAAATTGCACGCCCGTTAAGCACGGCTTGGCCAATCATCTCCCCGAACAAATATCCGTAGGAGAATTTACCAAACATAAACTGATCAGCGGGAAGCATTGTAAGGCTGATCCTTATTGGCATCGCTCCAAGGTAGCGCCCCTCAGAACAACAAAATACGATTCCCGGAGGTACTGAAACGTTCTGGAGACCGTTCTCATCAACACCAGCAGATACAAATACATTCACGCCCCAGATATTTGCAAACACGCCGGTAAGCAGAATATCACGGGAAGTGATAGGATCGTAATCCATCGAGTTGATGTTCTTTTTAAAATCTCCAAGTTCAGCACGATTCATGATAAACTTGTCTGCAATCAAACGATGTCTTTCAACTTCGAGTTGCATGGTTTCAAGAACCGATTTGTTCAGAGACGAAGTGATATTGATCTGAGTATTCTCAATCGTAGCTGCTTGATAAAGCTGACGAAGTCCATTTCTGTCCTCTTGCAACATTATCTGGAACGTGGCTTTGTCATGAGCACGATCTACCACGTCATACTGACGCTTGGCAATCTCAGCCATACCAATTTTAGGAAATGCGGTGACCCAAAATTCAGGAGGGAATACGCGATTTCCCTTAACGACTGTCTCGATTGTCTGTCCGTCTTCCTGTATAACAAGAGCAGCAACGTTAATATCTTTTTCGTAAGATATAATCTGGCCTTGTGATACTTCGTGTGTTTTAAACACCTGACGGATAAAACCTTCATAGTCCAGTCTATCCAGGATAAGAGGAATCATCTCAGCGCCGAAACGCATCCTTTCTTCCTCGTTCCCACCGAAAGCGGCTTCCATTATTCTCTGTTTCTCATCAAGAGAATAAAAGGAACCGGTTTTTTTATACTGGCTCATAAGACCAGCAAATTTCTGCTGTTGTGTAATCATATCAACATGATCGTAAGCATTGATCTGACCTTTGCTATCGAACATATCTTCTGACGATTGTTTCTCACGGCCTTTAGAATCAACTCCACCGTAAGCTTTAGGATTCAGAAGCCTCTCATCTGCAGTAGAGGCAACTTTCTTAATGTCTTTCTTTTCCATGTTATTTGCCCACATTGTTAGTTACCTCCTTATATCTTCAATTTAAAATGTAATTCTGGATCGTCCGCTGTAGGAACTTTTGTGCATCTTCCTACAATCGAACCGCCACCGCCGGAATATGCAGTTATGTAACCATCAGCATTTGAATAAAGATTGCAATTGAGTGTATACGCTATACTTGAACCAGTATCATATACAAGAGTTGCAACTTCACATTGATCCTCAAGAGTTGCTGCTTTTCCTGAACCGAGAGTCTGGTCTATACCAACCAAATTAGGATCTGCATACAGGTAGCTAATAAGCCAAGTTCCTGCTCCCGGAGATGTTTTTGTAATGTAACCATTTACTCCAGTAAGATTCCAACCGCTGCCAGATACTACAGCACCACCACTCGTAATAACAACAGAGCCTGTTTTTACATTAGCGTTGTTCAAATACAGAATTGTAGTAGTATTCGGAGAAGTACTAAAAGTCTGAGCTTCATTAACCACAGGTTTATAGAAGCTGATAGTTTTGTGGCAATAGAACAGTCCTATAAGAGCTGTTGTCGTGTTCGCAATTGCCGTTTGCAGAACGGGTTTCCCGTTAGAATCTGTTGCAAGCATTGCTACGCAGCCTGCAACAAACGTTGCTGCTGGATCAACATCCCTGAAACCAGGGTTGTTTCCACCAGTTAGCCTTCTTACGGAGTTAACTAAACCGTTCATGCCAAGATCTGGTAATGATGACATGGTGTCCTCCTAGTAAAAATTATAGATTATTACGGTACGATGCCCCTTTTACGAGCAACGTCTTGCCAATAGTTCTTAAACACAACTTTTTGAGAATCTTTGTCTGCACTGAATCCACGAAGTGGTGCTGAAGTACTGGCTTCTTTATCCCTAAAGGTTTCTTCTACGTTCTCTACAGAACCTATTGAACCTGTTTTAACGACATACTCATCAACAAACTTTGCTACCTTAACAAACTCATCGATGTCTTTTTCCATGAAAGTTTCAAATGCTTCTTTCATTACAGCTTTCTGTGATTTTTCAAACGCATCGATATATGCATTGTGAATTATTGCTTCTGCAAGTTCAGGTTCTGCACCTGACTCGATCATGTTTTTGGCAAGAGCTATACGAAGCGGATCTTCTATAAGACCTTTGAGTTGTTGACGTGCAGCAAGTTCTACAGAAAGACGAGCTTTATCAACAGCATTTTGTACGCTGTGATTTCTTATTCTCTCTGCAACCTCTATAGAAACTTTCTTCTCGCCTTTCGTTCCTTTCTCATTGGAAACAGAAAGATCAGCGTAAGCTTCTTCGGGGTTAATATTTTCATACTTCTTGTCCGTTACCGGCTGTTTCTTTATCTCACTATCAACCGTGCTAATTTCTTTCTT